GGAGAAACTGCAACTAAAGTTACTTTTGATGAACCAATTTATTTACCACCCGGAAGAGAATATGCTGTTGTAATTATTTCTGAAAATAGTGATCAATATGAATTGTGGACTGCAGTTATGGGTGAAAAAACTGTAAATACACAATCACTTCCAGATGTTGATAGTGTCACTTACTCTAAACAGTTCTCTATGGGAAGTTTGTTTAAGTCACAGAATGGATCCATATGGACAGCAAACCAGTATCAAGACCTTAAGTTTAAACTTTATAAGGCACAGTTTACCTCACCTACAGGAACTGCATTCTTCTACAATCCAACATTGGACGAAAGTAATGGATATGTTCAAAGATTGGGCAATAATCCATTAACAACTTTACCAAAAACACTTACTGTTGGAATTACTACAACAACAAGTACATCATTAATTAGTAATTTATCCAACGGTAGAAAAGTTGTTGATGGGCAAAAAAATTATGTTTATGGGTACATTGTTGGAACAGGAAGTTCGGTTTCATCGATAGGAATTACTACTAGTGGAAGTAATTATGTTACAGATACTTCAGTAAATACTTATAATATTACTGGAAGTGGTTCTGGGCTTGTATTGAATATCACAGCAACTAATGGTGCTATTACCGGAATATCAACCGTAAATCCAGGAAATGGATATGCTATTGGGGATGTCGTTGGAATAGTAACTTCTTCAGTTTCAAGCAATACTGGAAAGAATGCAAGAATTACTATCAATGCAATTGGAAATAGTCTCGATACTTTATATCTATCAAATGTTCAGGGAGAATCCTTTACGGTTGGTGCTGGATTGAGTTACTATAACGATTCAAACACATTAGTATCTCTTGGAAGTACTTTTATTAGAAGTTCTTCAAGTTCTGGTAATCAATATTCTGGCAACTTTGTTAGAGTTGATCATTTTGATCATGGAATGTATGGAAATACCAATAAACTTGCAATTAAAGATGTTGAATCTGGCACTGCACCAACTACTCTTTCTGCAACTTTAACCTCACAAGAAGTGTCAACTATTAGTATTGGAAATACTTCAAACTTTGGAATTTTTGAAGGAATATCTGTAAGTTCCAATAATCCTGGATATATAAAAATTGAAAATGAAATTATTTCATATACCAGTGTTGGAAATGGAACTTTAACAATTGCTGCTAGTGGTAGGGGAATTGATTCGACAATTATAGTTCCACACGATATCAATAGTTTAGTGTATAAGTATGAATTAAATGGAGTTTCTTTAAGAAGAATTAATAAAACTCACGATATTAGTGATCTGGATATCGGACTAGATGGATATTATATCGAAATTGATAGGACTTCAAATGGAGTTAATAGAAGTTCTGATGGAACACCATCAGGTATGCCACAATTGTCATTTATTTCAGAGACAAATCTAGGAGGTTCTAAAGTACTTGCAACAGAAAATATTCAATATAGTTCAATAGTTCCTTATTATGATATCATCACTCCAGGATCTTCTACTTCTACTACTGCCATAGTTAGAACTACTTCTGGAACTAGTGTTGGTGGTAATGAAACATCATTCCTTGATAATGGGTTCCAACCAATTCAACTAAATTCGTTAAATCCTTTAAGAACAGTAAGACTAGTATGCTCCAAGGAAAATGAAACTGAGTATCTTGACAATTTACCAAGAAATAAATCATTTACTACTGGTATAACACTCAGTACTTCAGATAGCAATCTATCCCCAATTATTTACTTAAATAATGCTTTTACTGAATTTATTTCCAGTCGTTTAAACAATCCAATTTCAGATTATGCATCAGATAATAGAGTTAACTCAATAATAAATGATCCACATTCTGCAGTATATGTTTCAAATACAGTCAATTTATCTCAACCAGCCACTACACTAAAGGTTATTCTATCTGCATATAGACATTCTTCTGCGGATTTCAGAGTTCTTTATAGTTTAATTAGACCAGATTCCAGTGAAGTTGATCAATCATTTGAATTATTCCCTGGATACGATAATTTGACATATACAACTACTGAAGGATATAAAGTTTTAGACAGATCAAAAAATAGTGGGTTACCAGATACATTTGTATCACCAAGTCTTGATAATCAATTCTTAGAATATCAATTTAGTGCTGATAATCTTGATTTGTTTAGTGGATATACTATTAAGATTGTAATGTCTGGAACTAACCAGGCATATCCACCAAGAATTAAAGAACTCAGAACAATTGCGGTAAGATGATAAGAGTAGAGGGACATCAGAATCTTTATAGAGATGAAAGGTCAGGAGCAATTGTAAATTGTGATTCTGCCGCATATAACCAATATTTAAACTCATTGTCTATTAGAGATTCTCAAAAAAGAGAATTGACTGAAATGAGAAGAGATATTGATGAAATTAAGAACCTTCTTAAGGAGTTACTAAATGGATCCAAGTAGTATTAATTTAGATAGTATTGATAAACTTTTTGAATATGAAAAACATTCTAGGGTGATAGATGATTTAAATGAAGATGAATTAAAAGAATTTGCAAAATTATACTGCAAATTATATTTAAAACAGCAAGAAGTATTATCAGTTATTGATTCTTTGTAAACATAAATAGAAAGTAGATCTTAAAAATGGTTAAATGGCAGCAGTATATGTCACTAATCTAGTAATAAATTCTGGTGCAGATTTTTCACAGTCTTTTACCTTGGAGGGTACTGACAGCAATTCTGCATTAAATTTAACAGGATATGGTGTTAATGCTCAATTTAGAAAATGGTCTGGTAGTTCAACTTCGGTAAGTTTTGGTACTACCATAACCAGTCCACCAACTTCAGGTCAAATATACTTAACTTTATCATCACAAGATACATTACCATTGAAAGCAGGTAGATATGTATATGATATAGTAGTTAGTGATAATTATGGAGTTAAGACAAGAGTAGTTGAAGGAATGGTTCTAGTAAGGGAAGGAGTTACTAGATAATGTCCGATATACGGGTAAAAGATAGTCAACAAAATTCAATAAAAGTAAGAGTTGGCCAACAAAATTCGGTAAAGATACTTTCAAGTGTTTCTGGTGGAAATGCATTTTCTGAAAATGCAATAAATGCAATAAATGTAATTGGTGGGTATGTAAATTCCACCCAATTGTATGTGAGCGGAATATCCACATTTGTTGGAATAGCAACTTTTACTAATGATGTTTACATTGGTGGCAACCTTTATATAAAAAATGATTTAAAATTTGATGAATTTACTGCCAGAAATGCAAATATAACTGGAATCGCAACTGTTTCTGGTTCTTTTTATTATGGACCATATAACAATGGGGGAGTTGCATATTTCAATTCCTCTGGTCTTATGGTTTCTACTGGTTCAACAAGTTCTGCAATTAATTATACTAACTATATACTTACAACAGACAATTCCGGTGTACCAACCTGGTCTAGATCAATAGATGGAGGAACATACTAATGGCAAAACCCTCAAGTAGACAAGGACTAATAGATTATTGCCTAAGACGCCTAGGTGCCCCTGTATTGGAAATTAACGTTGATGATGACCAGATAGATGACTTAGTTGATGATGCCCTTCAGTACTTCCAGGAAAGGCATTTTGATGGTGTTGAAAGAATGTATTTAAAGTACAAGATTACTCAAGAGGATATTAATAGAGGAAGGGGTAGAAATAGTGACGGAGTTGGTGTAACTACAACGACAGCAACATCAAATGTTGCTGGTATTGGAACAGTAACATATAATTTTTATGAGACTTCAAATTATATCCAAGTGCCAGATTCAGTTATAGGTATTGAAAAAATCTTTAAATTTGATACTAGTTCTATTTCTGGTGGAATGTTCAGTATTAAATATCAACTGTTTTTAAATGATTTATATTATTTTAACTCAGTTGAACTTCTACAATATGCTATGGTTAAATCATATCTTGAGGATATTGATTTTCTGTTGACTACAGATAAGCAGCTTAGATTTAATAAAAGACAAAATAGATTGTATTTGGATCTTGATTGGGCATCGCAAAAAGCAGATCAATATATTGTCATTGATTGCTATAGAATACTTGATCCAAATACATTTACCAATGTTTATAACGATAGTTTTATTAAAAAATACCTTACTGCACTAATTAAAAAACAGTGGGGACAGAATCTAATTAAATTTAGAGGAGTTAAACTTCCTGGTGGAGTCGAATTAAATGGTAGAGAAATATATGAAGATGCCGAAAAAGAATTGGAAGATATTAAGCAAAGAATGGTACTTGAATATGAATTACCCCCTTATGATTTTATTGCATAATTATGGCACTTAATCCCTTTTTCCTACAAGGTTCATCAAACGAACAAAGATTAATTCAAGAACTCATAAACGAGCAATTGAAAATATATGGAGTAGAAGTTACATACATTCCAAGAAAATTTGTAAGGAAGGAAACTATATTAAAAGAAGTAACCTCATCAAAATTTGATGACAATTTTTCTCTTGAAGCATATGTTTCAAATTATGAAGGTTATAGTGGATCTGGAGATATCTTAACAAAATTTGGAATGAATTTAAAGGATGAACTTACATTAATCATTTCAAAAGAAAGATTTGAAGATTTTATATCCCCATTCCTAGAAGCAATGGATGATGATGAAATTGTGCTGGCATCTCGTCCAAGAGAAGGTGATATTGTATACTTTCCTTTAGGTAGAAGATTATTTGAGATTAAATTTGTTGAGCATGAGCAACCATTTTATCAGTTAGGTAAAACTTATGTTTATGAATTAAAATGCGAACTCTTCGAATATGAAGATGAAGTTCTTGATACAACTATTGACGAAGTTGACCAAACATTGCAGAATCAGGGGTATATTACATCTTTAGAGTTGGTATCAATAGGTTCTACCGCAACTGCATCATCTACACTATCTACTGGATATGTTCAAAAGGTTTATTTGACGAATGATGGTTATGGATATACTTCAATACCTTCTGTTGCAATATCCACTGCTCCAGCTGGTGGAATTAATGCAAGTGCTGTTGCTATTACAACGAGTGTTGGTGGAGTCTACTCTATTAGAGATATTGTGCTAACAAATGCTGGTGCCGGATATTCTATTACTCCATCAATTGTGATCAGTGGTGGTGGTGGATCTGGAGCAGCTGCAACTTGTGGAATACAAACTGCATATAATGGTATAAGAATTATTAGTATTGGGAATAGTGGGACTGGGTATGCAGTTCCACCAATTGTTTCAATTAGTTCTCCAACTACTGGACCAGGAATTGCGGCATCGGCATTTGCAACTCTTCAAGGTACAAATATTTCCCAAATATACCTATCAAATGCTGGAGTAGGATTTACTATAGCACCAACGATTACAATAGCGGCTCCTCCGATTATTTCTGGTACTGGCAATTATATTTTCAATGAAGAGGTAATTGGATCTATATCGGGAACTGTTGCAAGAGTTAAATCTTGGGATAAAGATACTAATATTTTAGAAATATCGATCAATAATGGTCAATTCTATCCTGGAGAACTTGTTGTAGGATCTACATCTTCCGCAAGTTATTCAATTAAACGACACAATATGACTTCATTGCATGATAAATACCAAGAAAATGATGAAATCGAAACAGAAGCAGATCTTATCATAGATTTTTCAGAATCAAATCCGTTTGGTAATTATTAATGTTAGGAACTTACTATTATCATCAAATTATAAGAAAAACAATTATTGCTTTCGGAACAGTTTTTAATGAAATTCATATTCAGCATCAAAATTCTAATGATGGTGTAATCAGTGATATGAGAGTTCCATTGGCATATGGTCCAATGCAAAAGTTTTTGGCAAGAATTGAACAGCAACCGGAGTTAAACAAACCAATTCAAATTACATTACCTAGAATGTCATTTGAGATGAATTCTATTCAATACGATTCAACAAGAAAGGCAGGAGTCACTCAAACCTTTAAGGCATCAGATGGGACCAATTTAAAAAAGGTCTTTATGCCTGTTCCATATAACATTGGATTTGAACTTAATATCTTAACAAAATTAAATGATGATGCTTTACAGATTGTTGAGCAAATTCTTCCATACTTTCAACCATCATTCAATTTAACAGTAGATTTGATTGATTCAATTGGGGAAAAGAAGGATATTCCAATTGTTTTAGATTCAGTATCTTTTCAAGATGATTATGAAGGAGATTTTTCCACAAGAAGATCCCTAATATATACTTTACAATTTACGGCAAAGACATATCTGTTTGGTCCTATTGCCGATAGCACAGATGGTCTTATTCGTAAGGTTCAGGTTGATCTGTATGCTGATACAGATACAACAACTGCTAAACGTGAAATGAGATACACAGTAACTCCAGATCCCATCGATGCTGGACCAGATGATGACTTTGGATTCAATGAGAACTGGGAGTTTTTCAATGACTCTAAAATTTATAGTCCAACACAACAGACTGATATTTGATAACTTATGAACAATAATTATGAAGATATTGATAAGGCACTCAATATCGAGAGTAGCATAGTTGAGGTAGATAAATCTATAGAAAAGATTGATATTGTACCATCAAAACCTGATGATATTAGAAAGGACTACGAATATACAAGAGCAAATCTATATTCATTGATTGAGAAGGGGCAAGAGGCAATTAATGGGATTATGGAACTTGCTGGTGAAGGTGGTTCCCCAAGAGCATATGAGGTTGCCGGACAATTAATTAAGAGTGTTGCTGATACAACTGATAAGTTAATTGATTTGCAGAAAAAACTAAAAGATGTTGAAGAAGATACTGTAAAATCCCCAAGTAGTATAACTAATAATGCCCTGTTTGTTGGTTCAACATCAGAACTTTCAAAAATACTTAAACAAGGTTTTCTAAATAGTAAAGATTAGTCTTTACAAGTAATGAACGAGCAACTGAAACCATATAAAACTGTAGAGCAGATTGCGAAAAAACATCGTATGAATGTCTCTGATATTCAGAAGCAACTTGATATGGGTGCTCCTATTGAACACGAACACACAAAAAATCAAAAACTTGCCGTTGAGATTGCATTGCAGCATTTGGATGAAATTCCAGACTATTATACTCGTTTAAAGAAAATGGAAGCATCTGCCAGAAAAGAGCATAAAAAGTTCAAAGATGTTACTGAGGGAAATCTTCATAGATGGTTTCAACCTGGTTGGGTTGATGTTGTAGATGGTGATGCTTGTGCTAGAGAAGAAGGAGAAACTGCAACTCCTAAATGTGTTTCACCAGAAAAACGTGCTTCAATGAGTAAAGAAGAAAGACTTGCAGCACAAGCAGCAAAAAGAAGAGAAGATCCAAATCAACCACAAAAATCTGGTGCTTCTAGACCAACTATGGTAAAAACAGATAGAAAAACAAGGAAAGAAGAAATGGACTTACAAGAAGTAAAAGATAAACCAGGAAAAGGTAGTGGTAAAAAGGATGCCTGTTACAGCAAAGTAAAATCTCGTTATGATGTTTGGCCTAGTGCATATGCTTCTGGAGCACTTGTCAAATGTCGTAAAGTTGGTGCCGATA